AATCAAGTACAGTTACAAGCGGGAACCATAATCAATCAGCTTCAACGAAGTATTCCTAGCTTGCCTACAATTTTGGATGCAAATAATACTTACGTTGTTGGGCGCGTCCGGCACTATGGAGATTCGCGAGGTAATGATTGGTACACTGAAGTTACTGGATTTGTCAACGCGGCTTCAATTCTAGCTTTAGCATCGGGGTTTGCAGCATGAGCGCACAGCCTCAATTTGTAGGTACGGCAACCGTTAGCGAACGGCTGGCAAGCCCGGATGTATTATGGAAAGCTATCGCTAGACGCATTAGCTATAGCTTGCGTTGCGGATTGCCTGGAGTAATTACTGCGTTCGATCCTATTACTCAATACATTTCTGTGCAATTGCTGATAACTGAGAACATAGTTATAAACGAAACCGCTGCTCCTAAATCTATTCCAGTGTTGAACGATGTACTGCTGCTTTTACCCGGAGATACAAACTGGTGTATAACATTCCCGTCTTTAATCGGCGCAGAATGTTACGTTTGTTTCGCAGATATGTGTATTAACGCATGGGCAACAAACGGGCCGGGCGCAGCACCTAATCAAGCGCAGAATCAAGAGATAAACAGGCGGCATGATTTAAGCGATGGATTTGCTATTCTCAGGCCGCGCAGCAAACCGAAAGCAATTACTGAGTATTCAACAACTGCGATGGAAATTCGCAGTACGGATAACACTGTTAAGATAGCGTTGACAGAGGACGGAATTACCTGTACAACACCTTTGTTGACTGTTGATGCTCCAATGAACGTTAACGGTAAAGTGACCGTCACTGACGAATTACTCGCAAACAGTTTAGGTACAACGCAAACTCCGGTTGCGAGTACAACGTCTTCGGATCACTCAGTACCAATTGCTTTGAACGGAGTAACTTACTACATTCGATTGAGCGTAACGCCGTGAGCATTGCAACCCCAAGAGTTATCGTTAGAAGACTAGACGCTGACCACAATCCAGTATACGGCGGCGGCGCGTCCGATTTCTTGACTGACCTTAACGCTACTGCTCAAATCATCGAAACTTCATTGTTATTGTTTCAAGGTGAATGGTGGAACAATCTTACGGTGGGATTACCGTTGTTTCAATCAATTCTAGCGCAAGCTGAAAACAATAGACAAGGAGTTATTGCGCTGTTGATTCAACAAGTTATTCTGTCAGTTGCTTATGTGACAAGCATAAACAATGTACAGATAGCATATAATTCGCTCAATCGGCAATTCAGTTACAGTTGTAATGTGCAAACGGCGTTTGGTACAATCACAGTGAATTACTCACCTGGAAATACCGCTGTTTTACCATTAGCGGCATGAGGTTGTAATGGCCTACTTCGCTCCTTACGTTGATGCAACCGGCTTACACGTTCCAACTTATCAGGATATTTATAGCTACATTTTGACGCAGTATTGCGGAATTTACGGCGTTACATTGTCACAGAATTTAAGCACTAGCGATATTCAAGATATTACAAACAGAGCATTGATGATTAACGATTGTATGAATATGTTGCAATTGGTTTGGAACGGTATGAGTCCAGTTACAGCAATTGGCGTTCAAGAGGATATGCTTTACAAGTTGAACGGAATTGCTCGAAACGCTGCTACATATTCAACTGTGAGTTTGAGCATTACAGGCACCCCGCTTGCAACTTTGAGCAACCTTGTTGCTGCTGACCAATCTGGTAATCTTTGGAATCTTCCGACTAGCTTTGTGTTAGACGGAAGCGGCAACGCAACTGTTATCGGAACTGCTCAAAACATTGGCGCGATTGTTGCGGTTGCTAGTAGCGTCACAATCATGCAAACCCCAACGGCAAATTGGAACAGCGTTACGAACGCAGCGGCGGCGATTCCGGGCGCTCCAATTGAAACAGACTCCGAATTTCGGGCGCGGCAAGCAATCAGCGTTGCTCTACCGTCTCAAAGCCTTGTTGTAGGCACCCTGGGGGCCATAGGAGCGATTGACGGCGTTACGCGGTACTCAGTGGGCATTGCAACCCCCGGAGGGCCGGGAACGTCCATTGAGAATCCTACAGGCTCAACGGACTCATGGGGTAATCCGGCTCACTCGATAACGATGGTAGTGGAAGGCGCAACGGACCTTGAAGTAGCAACTGCAATTTACACTAACAAAACTCCGGGCGCATACACAAATGGCTCAACAATGGTTCCTGTTACTGATTCTACAACACTGGTTGTAGAAGATATTCGTTTCTACAGACCAACTTATACACCGATTTACGTTTCGTTGACCATTGAACCTTTGCCTGGTTATACGTCTGCTACTACAGCGGCAATTAACGCGGCTTTGGTTACTTACTTGAACGATTTACAGATTGGCGAAAATGTAACTATCTCTGCTTTGTATGCAGCGGCAATGGCGGTTATGCCTACAATTCTTGCTCCGCTGTTTTCAATAACTGCTTTGACTGCCGGAACTACTTCGGGGCCGGTTGGAACGATAGACATTCCAATTGCGTTTAATGCTGTTGCACAAACTGTAACAGGAAACATTGTGATAACAACATAATGGGAACTTTGGCCGCACCTTTGTTGAGTTACTATGCGAATTTGTTTACTTCGCAGTATAGGACAAACTCGCCCAAAAGCATACAAGCATGGTTTTCAGCTTGTATGCAACCTATAGCTGACATAAACGCTTGCGCAGCTACTTTGAATACTGCTTATGAATTAGGAACAGCAGTAGGAGTACAGTTAGATAAGTTGGGACAGATATTAGGACAAAGTAGGATTATGCCTTTTCAACCGTCTGACAGCGTTTCTCCGATTTTGGATGATACAACTTACACTAAGCTGTTGCTTGCAAAAGTTGGAATCAATACATGGAAAGGCAAGATACCTTTGCTTTATCCTTTGTGGCAATTGATTTTTCCTGGCGGGCAAATCATTGTGCAAGATAATCAAAACATGACAGCAACAATTACTTTGAACGGTTCGTTTACTTCGATTGAAAAAGATTTGATTGGTAACGGTTTGATTGTTCCCCGTCCCGAAGGTGTATTGTATAACTACGTATTTGGAACAGACCTTCCGTATTTCGGGGCAGACCTTAACAATGGTTACATTGCCGGGGCCGATTTAGGGCATACTACATAGGGGGAGTTATGGCAGGTTCAAGCAACTTTCTTCAACACAATCCAAGTGCGGCGAATCAAGAGAACGATGCAACCTACAATAGCGATACTACGCGCACAGGCGGAATTGGCGTTGACCAGATTTTACCTTCGGTTTGGCTTAACAAAGTTTGGTTTCAGGCGTCAACGTTTATTGCCGCATTAGCAAATGTAATTGCTAACTTTGGAAGCGGATACACAATTACCGATACTTCTATATCTGCTCTTGAAACTCAATTGACAAACTTCTTTGCCGCATTAGCGGGCGGGGGGTTTACATCGGGAAGTAACTCAAACGGAACATGGGTAAAAGACCCAACAGGAACTATTACACAAAGAGGCTCAATATCAGTTTCAGCAAGCGGAACGTTAGCGACCGGAAACATAACTTTTCCAACTAACTTTACTACGTCTGCTAATTTGAGTTTGGTTGTTAGTGCTGGTAACAGCGGTGACGGCAGCGGCACAGATTGTATGACTTGTTACTATAAAAACTTAACAATATACGGCGCTGAAGCTGTATTGCGCGGCGCGGTGAACATTGGCGGATCGGGAATTTCCGGTTTGTCGAATCCTGTTCCGATAACCTGGATTGCAATTGGCAGTTAGGAGAAACAAAATGCGTAAACTTTTCGCGGTGCTGCTCTTTCTTGTAGGCACATTCAGTTTTGCACAAACGAGCAATGTTAGTGCAACTGTGACTGATTCCGATGGTCAAACGTGGAACAACGGAACGTATAAACTTTCATTTCTTCCCCCTTCGGGATATACGGGCGGCGTTTACACGTTTAACGGCGCTCCTTGGACTCCCCCAACTCCAGTTATCGGAACTTTGAGCAGTGGCGGCACGTTTGCGTATAACGGTTTACAGCGCAACGATTATATTTTACCAACAGGATCGGGATGGACGTTTAGTTTTTGCCCCAACGCTTCGTTTCGCTGTTCTCCTACATCTCTTGTTATCAATTCTCCTACTCAAAACATTTCATCGAATTTGGTTTTAGTAGCTCCTCGATTTGCAGCGGGAAATCTGTATATTGGTTCGTATGGGTATCTTGACGTTGAAGTTTCTCCTACACCAGTTACGGGTTCAACTTACTACAATGTTATAGCAGGTTGCCAGAAAGTTTACAACGGAGCTTCGTTTGCTTGCAGCGGTGGAGGCGGTACAGTAAATTCAGTTAACGCTTCGGATGGTTCGCTTACTATTTCACCTAACAGCGGCACAGTTGAAGCGCGTTGCACAGCGGCAAGTAACTCTCAAATAGGATGTGTACAGCCGGACGGAACTACTACAACCATTGTTGGAGGTAAGTTAGTAGCTTCCGGTGGTAGTAGTTATACATTACCTATTGCTACAACAAGCACATTAGGAGGAATTAAACCGGACGGTAC